GGTCGAGGCCTTCGCCCGGATCGACACAGAGGAAATCGACCCCATTCTCAGCATAACCACGAAAGCCGCCTGATCATGCCCTCAGGCCACCCAGGTAATTACACCAGCTTGACGGACGTGACCCAACGAGGCCGATGCCATCGCGCTGCTGCTCTGGGCCATCGAGACGCAGGGGGGCCTCGCATGACCCGGCCCGCGATCCTCGACCACGCCGCGCAGGTGCTCGAGATGCGCGCCGAGACCTACGGGCCCGCCGACGCCGCGCTGCAGTCCATCGCCGCGCGCTGGTCGCTGACCCTCGGCCGCCCGGTGACGCCGACGCAGGTGGTGCTCTGCATGATCGACCTCAAGCTCGTGCGGCTGACCCACGACCCCGGCCACCGCGACAGCCTGATCGACGTCATCGGCTATGCCGCGCTCTTGCCGGAGGTGCAGCGATGAAGGCGATGCGCTGGTATCCGAGAGGCTACGGCGGCACGCGTCGGGATCCCGACCAGGTGAAGCGCGATGGCTGGCATGACGAGGGTGTGCTCGCCGTATCCGTCGACGACCATCGCCTGACCTGGCCAGAGCGCGAACTGGTGCGTCAGCTCGGCGAGAAGCTGTATGGACCTCGGGCGAGCGACCGGGAGGCCGCGAATGGCTGAGTGGACGCCCACCATGGTCGAGGACCGCCTTGAGAGCGCGGCCGACGTGTTCCGGTCGCTGCCCGAGGTGAAGCCGCAGGGCTACTTCAACGCCTGGCCCGAGTACTTCCACAGTTTCGCCGACCAGGTCGGTCAGGAGCCTCGGATGCGTCGACCCAAGCCCGGACCGCGCGACATCACGCAGGCCGAGGACGCCTTGCTCTGGCTACGCTGGCTCGATCCCGCCGACGCGCGCCTGCTCTGGCTCCGGGCGAACCGGAAGCCGTGGAAACCGATCTGCTGGGAACTCGGCATCAGCCGTGCCACCGCGAACCGGCGCTGGCAATACGGGATCGCCGTGATCGTCTGGCGGCTGAATGGGAGGCAGGTGCCGAAGAAGCGGTCGATGGATTTCGTGGTCGGGCGTGCGGGATGAGCGCGCCTTACGTCGCCTCGAACGGGTTCAGCACCTCCACGTCCAGCCCGGCCACGTCCGCCCCGTTGCGCGTGACGAGCGTCAGGCCGTTGGTCTTGGCCGTCGCCGCCAGCAGCGCGTCGACGACCGGCACCGGACGGACCGCGTTCATTCGGCCCCATTCCTCCGCCACGGCCGTGTCGACGGGCAGAACCCGGTCACCGAAGCCCGCAATCACGTCCCCGAGCCACGCCTCGAGCGCGGCGGCCTTCGTGGGATCGCGGCGGCGCGCCAGTTCCACGCCCTTGCGGATCTCGCCCAGCACCAGCGCGCTGAGCCACAGGTCGTCCTCGGCGACGCCCGACCACCAGGCCGCCACGGCCGGGTCGCAGCGGTCGCCCTTGCGCACTTCAGAGATGATGTTCGTGTCGATCAGGAAGCTCACAGGGAGACGTCGCGCCCGAAATCGCGGGGACGGTCGAGATCGATCCCTTCGAGCGGCGCCGAGGCGAGCAACGCCTTGAGACCGCCGCTGCGGGGCGTGGCGATCCTCTCGCGCAGGATGGCGCGCGTCTCGCTCTCGCGTTCGGGATCGCCGAGAGCGGTGGCGACGTCCCGGACGAGGGCGGCATCCTCCTTGCGGACCTGCACTTCCACGCGCACGAAGCCCTGCCGCTGACGGCGCTTGCGCCACTGGGTGACGGGGGAAGGATCGGTGCTGGCCATGCTGCCCTCCATTTCCGGAAATACTACCGGAAAGATGGGGGCGCGGCAACGGGCTTCAAGATCGCGCTGTCAAGTCACAACGAACCCGCGAGACATTTTCCCGCGAGACACCGGAAGGCGAGACGCCGAAGCCCAGCCACGCTATCAAATCACTAGACTCGGAGTTGTGCGCTCGGGCGAACCGACGCTCATCCCGAGGTGGACACCGGGGCTGGCTTCCGGGGTCCAGCCGGGGTCCAGACCGCCAAGCCGTTGTTTTCCGGTTCCTTTCCGGGTCGAAACGTATGCTGGCGGGCTTGGCTCGGCATTTCGCCAGCGTCAGGGCCAGATTTTTGGGAAGCCACCGGGACTCCGGATCCACCGGCGCCCCCTGAAAACCTCTTGAATTCAAACACATGACTGGCCACGCGGGGTGGGATACCCCCGGATTCCGGAGTCCACCCCGGAAGCCACCGGACTCCGCCCGACCGGAGTCCACCCGGCTGACGCCGATCGGACAATGACAGGAACCCGCATGACCGAGGCGCACTGCAATGCCGCGCGCACCGACGCCGTCGCGCCGCGCGCCAGGTCTCGGAACCGCCAGATGCGCCAGCGTACCTGTGCGGATTGTGGCAGGGTCGAGGAGGTGCGTGCCGACAACCCGGCCACCCGGTGTCGACCGTGCGCCGCGCGGCCGGCGTTGGCGCAAGGCCGTCGCGCTCGATCCGCGGATCGGAACCGCGAGATGTGCATTCACTGCGGCAGGGTTTTCCCGGCGCCGCCGAGCAGCCGCCAGCAGTTCTGCAGCCGCGCCTGTCGACGCGCTGCGCAATCGGTCGAACGGTCCTGCGTGACCTGCGGCAGCTCGTTTCGCATCGCCAGGTCGGCCCTGTCGGATCGCACCAATGCCAGCGGGCGGTTCTGCTCGCGGCCCTGCTATGAGCGTCATCTCTGTCGGACGCCGCGCATCCGTGGGCGCGGCTCGCGCTGGAAAACGATCCGCAAGGCTGCGCTCCGCCAGACGCCGTTCTGCGCTTTTTGCGGAAGGACAAGGCACCTTCAGGTGCACCACATCATCCCGTTCCGCCTGACGCGGGACAACACGCCGACCAACCTGATCCCGCTCTGCCGCGCCTGCCACAAGCGCGTGGAGAGCGTGTTCCACGATGTCGAGGCGGTCGATCCGCCGCTGCCCCTCACCAAACTCGTCCTGTTCTGCAGCCTCCATGCGCGCCGGACTGTGACCCTTCACATGCTCAAGAGTTCTGCCCATGCCGGCCAACGCGCTGCAGCTTGAACAATGGCCCATCGGCCGCCTTGTCGAATACGAGCGCAACCCGCGCAAGAACGACGACGTGGTCGACCGGATGGCGCAGGCCATCGTGGAGTTCGGCTTCCGCATTCCGATTGTCGCCCGCAGCGACGGGTTGGTGGTCGACGGGCATCTGCGGCTGAAGGCGGCACGTCTGCTCGGTCTGGACACCGTGCCGGTGGTCCTCGCCGACGAACTGTCCGAGACGCAGATCAAGGCGTTCCGTCTTCTGGCCAACCAGTCGGCGAACTGGGCGGAGTGGGATGAACTGCTCCTTTCGGCCGAGTTGAAGGATCTGCTCGCCGACGACTACGACCTGTCGCTGGTCGGTTTCTCGGACGGGGAGCTCGACAAGCTGCTGGCCTTCGATCCGGTGGCAGGCGGTGAAGATGGAGGTGGCGCCGGAGCCTCCGTGCCGCCCGTGACCATCCCGGAGCCCCCGCGCAACCCGGCCTCGCGCACGGGCGATCTCTGGCTTCTCGGCGATCATCGGCTGCTCTGCGGCGACGCCACCAACCACGAGGATGTCCGCCGCCTGATGAACGGCGAGCGCGCGGTGCTGTTTGCGACCGACCCGCCATATCTCGTCGACTACGACGGCTCGAACCACCCGACGCGGAACAAGGATTGGAGCCAGAGCTATGGCACCACCTGGGACGACAGTTCTCAAGGGTCCGAGCTCTATGACGGCTTCATCGCTGCGGCCGTGGCCGAGGCGATCACCGAGGATGCCGCCTGGTATTGCTGGCACGCTTCGCGCCGCCAGGCGATGCTGGAAGCCTGCTGGGAGAAGGCCGGGGCCTTCGTGCACCAGCAGATCATCTGGGTGAAGGACCGCGGCGTCCTGACCCGGTCGCACTACCTCTGGAAGCACGAGCCGTGCTTCATGGGCTGGCGTCGACCGAACCGCCCGCCGAAGGTCTCGGACGAGACGCTGTCCTCGACCTGGGAGATGCCGTCCTTCGCCAGGGACGAGCGCCCCGACCATCCGACGCCGAAACCGCTCGACGCCTTCGGCATCCCGATGCGCCAGCACGTCGCCCGCGGCGGCCTCTGCTACGAGCCGTTCTCGGGATCCGGCTCGCAGATCATGGCGGGCGAGGCCAACGGCCGGCGCGTCTATGCGATGGAGATCAGCCCGGCCTATGTCGATGTCGCCGTCGAGCGCTGGCAGGCCGAGACCGGCCGCGACGCGATCCTTGACGGCGACGGCCGGACCTTCGCGCAGGTGAAGGCCGCGCGGCTGGGCAAGACGGCCGACGCCGCTGCCTGATGGCCGTCTACTACAACGACGCCGATCCCGCGGCCTGCGCCTGGCTGCGGGATCTGATCGCGGCCGGGCTGCTGCCCGCGGGCGAGGTGGACGGACGCTCCATCCTCGAGGTGGAGCCCGCCGACCTGCGCGGCTTCGCGCAATGCCATTTCTTCGCCGGGATCGGCGGCTGGCCCTACGCGCTGCGCCTCGCCGGCGTGGCCGAGTGCCTGTCCGTCTGGACCGGCTCGCCGCCCTGCCAGCCCTTCAGTCAGGCCGGGCAGCGCAAGGGACAGGACGATGACCGCCATCTCGCCCCCGCCTTCCTGCGGCTCGTCGCCGCCTGCCGACCTCGGCTCGTCTTCGGCGAGCAGGTCGCCAGCGCGGCTGTGCTCGGACCGGTTGGCAGCGCGGCTGGAACAGCGCCTTCAGGTCCGGCTGGCTGGGCGTGGTTCGACGCTCTGGCGAATGCGCTGGAGGCGGCATCTTACGCCGTCGCGGCGGCCGATCTGCCGGCTGCGGGCATCGGTGCGCCGCACATCCGCCAGCGGCTGTTCTTCGGCGCCGTCGCCTTGGACGCAGTCACTCGCGGGTTGGGCGACGGCCTCGGCGAGGGATCACAAGGACGGATCGGAATGCCGGTCGGTGCCGATCAATGCGCTGCTCGGCCGACAGGTCTGGCTGGCGGGTTGGCCGACGGCGATGGCGGGCTCGCCCGCCACGAAGCGATACAATGCGGCCGGCAACACCGATGCGAGCCGCAGGACGGTGAAGCTGGTGGACTGGTCGATGGCGCCGACCCTGCCGGGGCCAATGCGACGGACGGCGTCTGGCGAGATCCGGACTGGCTCCTCTGCCGCGATGACCGATGGAGGCCCGTTGAGCCCGGAACATTCCCGCTGGCTGATGGGATACCCGGCCGCATGGGCCTGCTGCGGGGCTACGGCAATGCGATCGTGCCGCCGCTCGCAGCGGAATTCGTGACGGCGTTTCTGGAGAGCCTGCGATGAAGCAGAGCCGCATCATGTCGATGGTCGAGGCCGCGGCAAACGTTGTCGTCGGCTACGTTTTGGCCATCGCCACGCAGATCATCGTGTTCCCGTGGTTCGGGATCGAGACGGGGCTCACCGAACATCTGACCATCGGCCTCGCGTTCGTCGGCGTCTCGCTGGCGCGCGGCTACCTGCTGCGCCGACTGTTCGAGGCGATCCGGATGCGAAGCGTAGAATGAAGAACCGCCGCCCGGCGTTGGGCGGCGGCATCTGTTCGTTTCATTGCAGAGCTTCAGTCACGGATGGCGTAGACGCGCCCCCTTCCATCGACCTTGTCGGAGATGATCTTCAGGCCCAGCTTCTTTTTCAGCGCGCCCGACATGGCCCCTCTCGCGGTATGCGGCAACCACCCAGTAGCGGCTACGATCTCGTCGAGGGTGGCTCCTTCTGGCGCGCGCAGCATGGCGATCAGGGTGGCCTGCTTGGTGCCCTCACGCGGCGTGCGCGTCTTGGGCGCGGCCTTCGGTTCGATGGGGGTGTCCGGCGCGGGCTCCTCGATTGGCGCGACCGTCGCACCCGCAGGCGCGGGGTTCGCGTCCTCGGGCTCGATGCCGATGGCGGCGAGACCTGCGTTGGTGGCGACCAGCGTGACGCCGTGGCCGTCGCCGGTCTCGCGCCAGACGGGCTCGCCCTTGCGCATGTCTGCGTCGACCTCTTCAAGGAACCCCTTCGCGATCATCGCGCCGACCACCTTGGCGGCGGCGCCACCCCGCAGGCTCTTGGGCAGCGGCAGGGCGATGTGCTCGGGCCGCTGGGCGGCGGCGCTCAGGATCAGGGCTTGGGTGTCGGAAAGCTTGGTCATCGTCGTCTCCCGTATCGGGGCGCGCGGGATGCGGGCCCTTCTACGAGGTCGAGCCCGCCAGTCGGCGGGCGGGACCGGGAGCGGGTCGTCTCACTCGGCGTGTTCGCCTTCCCTGAAGGCCATGTCGGTGATTTCGCGCAGCTTGGCGCGGTAGTGGTTCAGGGTGCCGACATGGCCCCAGTTGATCTCGTCGGGGCTGGTCTCGAAATGGTCGGCGCTCAGGGCGGCGAGCCGCTCCAGCATCGCATCGATCTCGGTCTTCGCGGCGATGAAGGCGTCGAGGGCTTTCGTGTTGTCGGTCGCGCGGCGGGTCATCGGGCTGGCTCCTTGGGTCGAGTTGCATCGCTTCGCTGGAGTGACGTTCGCTCTCTCCGGCGCGCTTATCAACTCGATAAGTACATGATTCTGAATGATAAACGGAGCCGTCGATGCAGGGCATGAGCGAGCGCCAGTACGCCGTGCATGTCGGTCTGTCGCGCGGCGCGATCCAGAAGGCGAAGACCGCCGAGCGGCTGGTCCTCTATCCTGACGGCAGCATCAACGCGGCCGCCAGTGACGCCCGGCGCGCCGAGACGACGGACCCGTCCAAGACCCGTAGGCCGCCTGCGCCGAAGCTGAAGCCCGTCCCCGAGGCGGCGGTGGCCGCCGTCGGCGACACGCTCCGCGAACAGGGGCTGGCGGTCCCGGCGGTCGGCGGCGGCACGACCTTCCTGCAGGCGAAGACCGCGAACGAGGTGCTGAAGGCGCAGGAGCGGCGCATCCGGCTCCAGAAGCTGAAGGGGGAGTTGATCGAGCGGGCCCGCGCGCTGGCGCTGGTGTTCCGGCTGGCGCGGGAGGAACGGGACGCATGGGTGAACTGGCCCGCGCGCGCGGCGGCGCTGATGGCGGCCGAGCTGTCGGCCTCCTGCCGCGACGCGACGGGCCAGCAGATCACCGTGGAGCCAGCCGCGATGCAGAAGGTCCTGGAGAAACATGTACGCGCCCACCTCGACGAACTCGCCGAGGTCCGGCCCGACTTCCGGTGACGATCAGGGCCTGACCGATTTTGACGGCGCGGGCGAGATCCTGCGCGCCTGGGGCAACGGGCTGCGGCCTGACCCGGACCTGACCGTCTCGGAATGGGCGGACCGGCATCGGATGCTCTCGGGGCGTGCCTCGGCCGAGCCGGGGAGGTACCGCACGGGGCGCACGCCTTACATGCGCGAGATCATGGACCGGCTGAGCCCCGGCGATCCCACGCAGCGGATCGTGTTCATGAAGGCGGCACAGGTCGGCGCGACTGAGGCCGGGAACAACTGGATCGGCTTTGCCATCCACCAGGCGCCGGGGCCGATGCTCGCGGTCCAGCCGACGGTGGAACTGGCCAAGCGAAATTCGCGCCAGCGGATCGATCCGCTGATCGACGAGAGCCCCGATCTGCGCGAGCGGGTCAAACCGGCCCGGTCCCGAGACGCGGGCAACACCATGCTGTCCAAGGAGTTCGCAGGCGGCATCCTGATCATGACCGGGGCGAACTCGGC